ATTGGATCCAAGTTTGGGTACAGGTGGCGACAACAGCGCAATACAAATATACGAGCTTCCTGGTATGCGACAAGTAGGAGAGTGGATGCACAATAAAACTCCTATACAAGAGCAAATAAGAATATTACGTGGAATGCTTACTGAAATACAATCAGGAGCACCTGAATCTGAAATATATTGGAGTGTAGAAAACAATACACTAGGAGAAGCGGCACTAGTTGTTATTAATGAAATGGGTGAGGAAAACTTACCTGGCACATTTATATCTGAACCTAGACGTGCTGGATCAAGCAGAGGTTATAGAAAAGGGTTTACTACTACAAACAAAAGTAAGTTAGCAGCATGTAGTAAATTTAAAAACTGGATTGAAACTGATAAAATGGAAATAGCCAGTAGTACACTACTACGTGAAACAAAAACATTTGTTGCTCGTGGTGCTAGTTACAGCGCAAAAGAAGGCGAAACTGATGACTTAGTAATGTCAGCATTGCTGGTGGTTAGAGTCGCACAACAAGTAGCACAGTATGATGAAGTTACATATAACGAGCTTAAAGATAGTTTTAGTGATGAAGAAGATCTAGCACCTATGCCATTTACGTTTTTGGTATAAATACATTATATAGAAAGTTAAAGAGATATGTTGAGTTCAGAATTAGTTGCAGAAAAGATGTTTAAAATACTCAAAGGCAACGGTCACGATTTAAAATTGTATACTGATGAGGGTGCTGATACAGTAGATCCCGCAGAAGCTAGACGATTTTTTATGATAGACACTGGAACTATGATTAGTTTAGATGAAACTGAAAATACTCGTAATATAAAAGTAAGTTTAGGATCAAATGTAGATCATCAATCAATAAAAGAAACACTAGGACAGATTAAAACTTTGGCCAACCGTAGTATTATTGAATACACACTAAAGAATTTCACCAAGTCAATTGAACCAAAAGATTTCGACTACCAAGCTCAAAAGGTAAAAGACATGAATCAAGATACAGTAAATGAAGGCATCGGAGCCGCATACGGGAGTAGCAAAAGTAGCTACCAAAAATTAGAAAGTGCTAGACTTGTTATTAAACATAACAAAGCAGTGAATGAAGAACAGCGTGGATCACGTAGTAGAAACATTCAAGCCATCTATATTGAAAACAGCGAAGGCGAACGTTACAAGTTTCCAAGTAATAACTTAGCAGGCGGTAGAGCTATGCTACGTCACGTACAAGCTGGTGGTAATCCAATGGATGACTTCGGCAAACATATCGCAGAGCAATGTTCAGAATTAAAGAAACTTAAAGAGTTTAGACGTTATAGTGAAAAGAATGGACTTGTTAACGAAGATACAGCAGATATTGTAGAAGCAGTTATTGGACGTATTAACAGTATACGTGAAACACTTAACCGTATGAAGGGCGCAAGAACCTATTCATCAATGATTGAAGCATTTGAAGCCAGCGATGAGCAACTGGACGAAAATGGACTAGATGATATCAAAACAAAATTTACAGTACATCACTTTGATGAAAATGTAGAAGGCGCACTACCTTATGTTCAGTCACTTGTAAAAGAAATGCAAGCAGTACGTGAACACAATACAAAAGTAGCAGAAACAATCAACAACCTTGTAAGTGTTGTTGAAAATAGTGGTAAAACAGTTTGGGTTAAAGAAGGAACTGACATTGTCGGCGATCCTGAAAATCCAATGAACCACACATTTGAGAATTCTTCAGCACGAGCCCAATTAGGCGCAGTGATGGAGTATATTGCTAACGTTCTTGATGAGAGCGAAAGCACAATGTCAAATTGTCTTGCAGAAGCAAGTAAATTGGTTGACAGCATCAACGACGATGCTATACTGGGTAAATCAGCAAAAGCACTTGCTTCGCTGATGCCTAGGCTACAGCCAACACACAATGAGACACCAGTACATGCAGAAAGTGATCAATGGGAAGCGGATATCAATAAAGTATTCGAATCTTATGATATTAACAAACTTTTTAGTTGACAAACTAACGCAGGTATTATATATTAGTGATAATAAGTACATTGTCACTTAGGCAAACTTAGGCAAAAGTTGCTCTTAGAGCAACACACATAGGCAAACATATTAGGAGAATAACTATGGCATCATTGGCAGAAATTAAAGCAAAACTACAAGCACAGGACAACAGCGGTCCAGGCAAGCAAAGCGGCGGAGGCGATAACGCAATCTATCCGTTTTGGAACATCCCAGAAAATTCAACAAGCGTAATTCGTTTCCTTCCAGATGGAGATACAGGAAACACTTTCTTTTGGCGTGAGCGTCAAATGATTCGCATGGAGTTTCAAGGAATCGAAGGACAACCAGACAGTCGTCGTTGTGTTGTAAACGTTCCATGTAATGAAATGTGGGGACCAGTTGGAAGCTGTCCAGTACTATCAGAGGTACGTCAGTGGTTTAAAGATCCAAGTCTAGAAGACATGGGTCGTAAGTATTGGAAGAAACGTTCATACGTATTCCAAGGTTTTGTAACTGAAAACTCTTTGGAAGAAGAGTCTCCAGAAAATCCAATCCGTCGATTTGTAATTAATCCAAGTATCTTCAATATTATTAAAGGTGCTCTAATGAGTAGTGACTTTGAAGAACTTCCTACAGATTACGAAGGTGGTACAGACTTCCGTCTTACTAAGACAACAAAGGGTCAATACGCAGATTACTCAACTAGTGGTTGGGCTCGTAGAGAACGTAGCTTAGATAGCAATGAACGTGCAGCTATCGAAACACATGGATTGTATAATCTAAATGATTATCTACCAAAGCAACCAAGCGAAGCAGAGTTGGCAGTAATTGCTGAAATGTTTGAAGCAAGTGTTGATGGTAAAATGTATGATCCAGAACGTTGGGGTAATTTTTATCGCCCAGCAGGTGTACAAATTGATACATCAAACAGCGCACCAAATAATGGTAGTGCGCCAGCAGCGGCACCTGCTCCAGTAGCAACGCCAACGCCAACACCACAACCAGTAGCAACAGCACCTACGCCAACACCTGCTCCAGTAGCAGAAGCGGCACCAACACCAACACCTGCTCCAGTAGCAGCTGAAGGTGACAAGCCAAGTGCGCAGGACATCTTAGCGGCAATCCGCTCAAGAGCATAAATCCATAACATATAGTTAAGGGCGGCAAATATGTCGCCCGACACTTTCTTTCTAGGAGATAATAATGGCAAGACCATTTGATGTAAGTAAATTCCGCAAGAGTATTACTAAAGCGGTGCCCGGACTAAGTGTTGGGTTTAATGATCCAGATACATGGATTTCAACAGGTAATTATACACTAAACAAATTAATTAGTGGAGACTTTGAAAAGGGTATTCCACTTGGTAAAGTATCAGTACTAGCTGGTGAATCAGGCGCAGGTAAATCGTACATTGCGGCTGGTAATATTGTTAAACAAGCGCAGGATCAAAACATTTTTGTTGTACTAATTGATACTGAAAACGCACTGGACGAGACTTGGCTACACGCATTAGATGTAGATACAAGTCCAGATAAGTTGCTAAAACTTAACTTAGCAATGATTGACGATGTAGCCAAAGTTATGAGTGATTTCATGACAGACTACAAAAAGGAATGGGCAGACAAGGAAAAGGACGAACGTCCGAAAGTATTGTTTGTGATTGACTCATTGGGTATGATGTTGACACCAACTGATGTTAAACAGTTTGAAGCAGGTGATATGAAAGGTGACTTGGGTCGTAAGCCTAAAGCACTAACATCACTAGTTCGTAATACTGTTAACATGTTGGGCGAATACAACGTAGGACTAATGGCAACTAACCACACATACGCATCGCAGGATATGTTTGATCCAGATGATAAGATTAGTGGTGGACAAGGCTTTATCTACGCAAGTAGTATTGTGGTTGCTATGCGTAAACTTAAACTAAAAGTAGACGCAGACGGCAACAAGACTTCACAAGTACATGGTATTAGAGCGGCGTGTAAGGTAATGAAAACACGTTATGCTAAACCCTTTGAAAGTGTACAAGTGGAGATCCCATATGAAACAGGCATGAGCCCATACAGTGGACTTGTAGAGTTTTTGGAAGCCAAGGACGTTCTCAAGAAGAGCGGTAACAGTTTGGAATATACTAGCCCAACAACAGGCGAAGTAATTAAAATGTTCCGTAAGCCTTGGAATGCCAATAAAGATGGTGCTCTCGACTTAATTATGTCGGAATGGGATGACGAAAAAGTAGATGACGTTACTGAAGATGCTGATGAACTAAATAACGAGAACACATTATCTGAGGAAACTGATACATATGAAACTGAGTGAAGACGAAATTGAACAGTTCGTGAATCTTTGGATGGCAGTAAAGCCATACATTACAGCAAAGGACAAATATGACGCTTGTCAAAAGTTCTTAATGACCCTAGAAGATTCAATTGATATTGAAGAAGTATCTGATGAACTAGTTGGTTTTGACGGAACTATTGACAAAGTTATCCGAGACAAATATACTGAATATGTAGATTTGGACGAGTTTAACGAAGATGATGAAGAATGGTAAATGAGCTGGTTTAACGATATACGAAAAGATATCAGTAACATTATCCCTGCAATTGATTATTACGAAAAACAATTAGACGAAGCACGTAAAGAGTGTGGCCTTAAAGGTAGTGTTGAAAGACATTCACGAGACATGCCTGGTATAATTGAATATCGTTTTAATCAATTACAGGAGATAGAAGCAATTCTGGAATATCTGAATATTGAACTTCGTAAAATAAAAACACAAAAATATAAAAAGTTTTTAGAGCATTATAATCGTGCTCTAAGTAGCCGTGACGCTGACAAGTATGCTGAAGGTGAACCTGATGTTATCGACCAGCAACACATTTGTAATGAGTTTGCTCTTATACGCAACAAGTATATGGGTCTTATTAAAGCACTAGATACTAAAGGATTTCAGATTAATAACATTGTAAAATTAAGATCAGCAGGATTAGAAGATATTTCATTATGAGTAAAAAAACATGTGACGCATTTTTTTGTACAAAAAAGACACCAAAGAAGTATCGTTACTGCTACGATTGTGCCAAAAGTAAGGGCTTAATTGGTGGCGGATTTAACTGGGTTGGCTGGCTAATATTAATTCTAATTTTAATGGCATTTTTTTAATAAACCGGCTTGACACCAAGACGTATTGGTGCTATAGTATATGTATAAGTTAAAAGAGGATCACAATGCTTTATAGTGTAATCGGCGGTACTAAAAAAGAACGACAACTAGTAACAGAAGCACTATGGTTTGCTAAAGATTACTGGTTACCACGACACCGTAAACTAGCAGTTGATGTAGAGATTGCGCCAGGATTGGCCGCCGAAGCAGACTGTTTAGAAGGCGATGATGATCGTGAGTATGAGATCCGTGTTCGCAAAGGTCTGAAAACTGAAGACCTTATTACTGCTATCTTCCATGAGTTTGTACACATTAAACAAGCAGTACGTAAAGAATTTCCTATGTTTGAACCCAGCGATATTCCTTACTTTGAACGTCCTTGGGAGATTGAAGCATATGCTGAACAAGAAAATATGTTAAAAAAATATAAAAAAAGTTAAATTAGCTATTGACATCTTGGTCTAGAACTGCTAGACATTATGTATAAGTTAAGCAAACAGGAGTTAGCAAATGGCGTATGTATCACAAGCAATGAAAAAAGAATTAGCACCAGGCATCAAAGCAGTACTTAAAAAGTACAAAATGAAAGCCAGCATTAGTGTTAATAATCACTCAACAATTTGTGTAAACATTAAGAGTGGTCCAATTGACTTTATTGGTGAAGCCAATAAAAAGAACCAAGAGATCGCAGAACGCCGTGGTACACCATACTATGAAAATGATGGATACATTCAAGTAAACCCTTACTATCCTGAAACATACGGTGCCGCTAGTGACTTTCTAGTAGAGCTTGTAGATGCTATGAAAGGTCCAAAGTACTTTAACAACGATGACGCAATGACTGATTACTTTAGTCGTTCACACTATACTGACGTTAATGTTGGTAAGTGGAATAAACCATATACATTGGAGGTATAAACTGATGAAACTTTTCAATACACTCAAGTTTAATGAAGTTGGCCCTGGTCACTTTCAAGCTAAACAGCAGTTTGGAAAGTATCAGCTTAGTGTAGTACTGTTGCCTGGAAAAGCAAAGTATGAAGCGGCAGTGTTTGACGACGATATGTTTGTACAACTACCTGGCATAAATGACAATGATGATGTTATTCCAGGCTTGACACCAGACTCAGTTAATGCTATCATGTTAAAACTAAAAACAATAGAATTAAGGTTCCTTAGCTCAGCTGGATAGAGCAGCCGACTTCTAATCGGCAGGTCATAGGTTCGAATCCTATAGGGACCACCAGAATATGT